AGGAGTCGCTCGCGTGCCAAAAAAAGATAGATCACCCACTTTTATTTCTATGCGCCTCGCGGCGCGTAGTTTGTCAGCTAATGTGCTCATTATGATGCAAACCATTGTGGTTTATTGCGCAATGTCAGACTGATCTGCGCGGTCCCTACAGCACCGACACCGCCAGAGAAACCAGCTCCGCCAGAAACGTAAGCGTTAAAAATCGCTTTTTGTCCAGAGGATAGCGTGACCATAAATGCTCGACGAGCGTTAGCTTTTGATGCGGTCTGAACCTCAACAACGGCGGTGGCCAGCGGGTTTGCAATCAGAGACAATGTACCCTCTTGCACAGAGTCATGACCGAACGCCTCTTGTTTTTCGTCGTCATGGATTGTGGTAATGTCTAGCTTTTCAGGCGCAGAGTCAGGCAAGTCGAATTGCGTGATGTTGTCAAATGAAGCGCCCATCGTTATTTTCTTAGCCGTTCCGCCGCTCGCGTATGTTGTCCAACCGGTAGAATCAATGCCCTCGCAGACGAATGACACTGTAGTAGAAACTGACTTGACACGCACAACACGATCATTAATTTGAGTCATGCCAACGACCGCTTCAATCAATATTAGATCGCCGATAGAAAAATCATGAGTAGCCGTAACAACCGCCTCGCTGACTTTCGAGATTCCAGTAATTGTTTTTGCCGCTGCTAGTGCTGTTTGGATCTGAACTACTGCATTTCTTAAAATTAGGGCTGTTGCTGCCATTTTATAGTCTCCTTAGACTGATACGTCAGGTGCGTTTGATAATGTGTAAACTTTCATCCTAAAAACCATTGTTGCCATGCCGACTTGCTGATTACCAACGATACTTTGATCCATGTTAGTCCCTGCTAATTGCACATCTTTTGCTATTAATGAAGCCGCATTTATGGCAATTTCAACTTCTTTGCAAATTTTATCTAGCGTGTCATCCAGGTTATTTGTTGCCCTTGCGATAGCGTCAATAGTGACTGTAATCTCGCGCTCTTGCAGCGTGGGAGAATGTACAGTTTGATAATCTATGCGCTCAGATTCCGTTTTCACCAAAAGACACGGCAAATCAGTCTCTTGCAGCGGATAAACTCGACTCTGGAAAACTCTCGCCCCGGTGGTTGTCAGATTATTAACCGCTGTAGCCACTGACTCGCGCAGTTGTTGCCTGACGTGATTAGGCATCTTGTAGTAATTCCAGAATCAGCCTAACCATACCATTCCCATCAGGCTGCACTCCGCGCACCATATAAACTTTCAAGCCGTCAATCACTATGTCTTCATGTTTCACATGCTCGACATCAGAGACCTTGCAAAAAAACATTGTCGCCATTGTCTCGACATTAAAAGGATCAACATAATTGTTGTTAAATATTCCGGTCACCTCATTGCCGCCCACAAGCAAGGTCTTATCAGCCAGATGTTTAATCTGTGCAGAGTTTAGCCTTGTTTGTAATGCGGCGAATGGGGTAGCCATTATTTATTAAGTTCCAACCAGCGAATTAACGCCAATCCGCATTTCTACGGTTGAGCTTGGGTTATCAGCTGCGCTAACAGCAATCCCGACAGCGCGTTGCCCTGAAGTGGTTTTGTTTACCACTTTATTGGTTGCGTCCCAGTAAAGCACATCGCCAATAGCAATAGCCAGTGCGCTTGTCTTGCCTATGGTCACAATGCCTGAGTTAATAAATGGGCCTGCTACACCACTTGCCACGTCCTCAGCAGCTACGCCAAACAAGGCCGTGCCGAACAAGTAACCAACACCTGACGCCACATTTGCTCCCGGCGCAAGCGAAAGTGTGTTTCCTGGTTGAATATAAGTAATCATCTATGTATCTCCTTATGCACCAACGTTTTTATAAAGACCGCGATAATCTATTGCTTTTGCCGCGAAATCCAACCGGGCTTTGATCTCCATGCCGTCAACATCAAATCCTTGACGGGTTTCGATGTAAACGCCGTTTTGTCCTTCCAGGTAGCAATACTCGATAGTGTCAACCATATTACTGTCGGCAGCCATATACCAAGCCGTTCCGCTCGATGCATCGAGACGCGGCTCAACGATTAGTTGCAATTGGCCACGGAAAGGATTGACAGTCGCAGCAGTCGCAGCGTTGTATTCTGGCGTTGTATATTGCCAGCCCACATTTTCAATTTGCGCCGGAACAATCAAGAACTTAGGTGTTAAGTTCATCACAACGTTCTTTGGTGTTTTCTGCAGGCGCATTAGCTTTTTGGCAACACCGAGTGAATCGATTGATATTACGGTGCCCGTGCTTGTGTAATTTAGATGGGTAGCTGCATGAAACAGTGTTACGCCATCAGCTAGAGCCGCATTAGCAGTCAAAATACCATACACAGTGTCTGATTCAAGGTTTGCAGCCGCAGTAGCGAACATAGCCGGGATGCGGGTAAAGGCGCTCAAATCATCATTGATGATTGCTTGACGTGTCAGGCCGATGATCTTACCGTATGTTGCCAGTTGATATGTTTCTTTGCCGTCAGTCACAGCACCGCGCTTAAATTCGCCGTTCTCGGTTACTTTTTCAAGTGCAGGAGCATCTGATAAGCTGACTTTGCTCATCAATTTAAAATCAGGTGCAGTTGTTTGACGTGCCCATGGAGTAAACGTGCGTGGCGCAGACTCATAGGCTTGTCGTAGGGATTTATTAGCCACGTTAGCCAAGACGTTTGGAAGATCAGAATTGCCCTCAAACGCGCGAGATACAATCTGTAAACGATCCATTCCGCGGTATTTAACGCCGCGAGCATCTAGACACTCTTTTGCAATGTCGATCATGCTGAGACCGGCATACTGTCTAGCGCCGTCACTTAATTTCGCGCTTGGATTAGCACGATACAATACAGCTTCGGTCATTAAACTGCGTCGGGTTTCTGTTTCGTCAACGGTAGTAAAAATGTCAGCACGGCTAGAAATTGGTGCGCTTTCTGTGCGTGCGGCTAATTTTTCCAAAACTTGCGCTCTAGCCGCATCAACAGTAACATCACCATCAATCAGCTCATCTGCATACGACATATCAAGACCGGCAGAACGCACGGCCACACGGATATCACTTGCACGCTGTCTTTCTTGCTTTACTGCATCGGCCTTAGCTGCTGAGCGGATCGCATCAACATCAACAGCCGGTTGAGTTACTACAGCCTCATCGGTTCTTTGCTCCATTTCCTTATCTCCATTAATATCAATCGATCTTCCTAGTCCAACAGTTGCATCAGCCGGGATGTCACACAAAGTAACCTCCATCGGCAGCCATTTTGTTACTCTGTACTCGTCCGGCATGCCCTCTTTATGTGATACTAAGGTGCGCTCCAATATCTGGTAGCCTACTGACACATTTTGTACAATCTCATCCTGGATATCTTGAAGCAATCCTTCCATGCCAGCACGTCGCGACAATTTGACCTCGACATATCCGCGACCATCCTGCACCCATGCCCTCACAGTTTTACCTATAGATCTGAGTGCAGACTCTTCTGTTTTGCTTGCGCCATGATTGAGCAACACTGGAGCGCCATCATTAAGCCGAGACAGGTCTATTTCTTCGTCTTTATGCCCAAGTATCTCAACCCACGGATCATCAAACCAAGATTGTCTCAAATAGGGCGACTCTGACGAAAAAGGAAATTCAAGTACCATATTACCCGGTACTGATTCGCTCCCATCTTCCTCTGCCCGCTTAGATATACTTAAGCTCAGGCTGCGAGTGCTAAGTAAGTCCTGTTTTTTATCTGTCATGCAAGAAAATCTCCATAATTCTCACAATGATTACATGCGCTTGATTTCATTTATATCGAAAAATGATAATAAAAAAGCCAGCTATTAACTGGCTTTGTTGATTAATTTTTAGGCGCATCTGGCGGAGGTTCATTCTGCCCGCCTATGCCTTTTACTTTTACGTTATCCATTGGGTGTGTTATTCCCGCCTTTGCAAATCGTTCTTTTTCGGCAATCAGATCTTCGAAAACCTTGTCAGGGTCATAACCACGCCCGCGCACGGATTCAGCCCATGTTTTTAATCCCAAGCCTATTTCCATGCCTTCGCCTTGCACATCCTTAACCGGGTCAACCCAATCAAATCTCGGTGTGGTCCACTCCACGTCAACATCAGAGCTCTTGATTTTGCCTGATATAACAGCAACATCCAAAAACTTTTTAAATATTTTCTCGCAAACGATCGGGATAAAATTGATCCACTGCCACTGCTCAACCTCGCGCCGAAAATCCAAAGTGCCCGCGCGAATCGATGAATAATTGACTTGAGAAAGATCTCCCGTCATTTGCTCGTAAGTTACGCCAGCACCTACAGCAATAGCATGTAGCCTATCGTTAGTATAACCAACATCACCTGTTGAAGTAGATGGGTTGGAAAATGATATTTCTTCGCCTGGGTTAAGATATTGCACCATTACCGGCGAAAGCTCTTCGATGCGCTCATTATTCGAGTCGGCGGTCTCTATGCCTATGTTTCTGTTTTCGTCGTCGGTTTTAACAAAAGCCGCGATGCATGCCTCTGCGCCTTTGCGAACTAAAGTTGCCTCTAAATAGTCATCAAGATCGTTCGCCGTAAGCATTGATGGAGCCAAAACAGGAACGCCCCTGGCTTGCCCTGGTCTCGTCTTATCATAAAAATGGATTACATCCTCTGCAGGTACACGGAAAGATTCAAGTCCCTGTAGTTTTGGAGACATATCGCCTGGATGCTGTTTATACATCCAATAAGCAGCTCTTCTGCCAAGTCCATCATATTCGATGCCGTGCTGAATCCATCCCCCATTAGGCAAATCCTCGAATTTATACGAATCCAGATAGTCAGCTTCCAAAACTTGCAGCTGCATCGGCACTGATAAGCCATCAGAAGCCTTTCTATACCTGATTCTGATCAAGCACTCACCTGACTCAGGTTCAGCCCGCGCTATCAATCGTTGCAATCCATAAAAGTCAAAATGCCCATCGGCATCACATTCTTTTATCCATTTTTTGTACAATGCAGCAACTTTTTTATCTTTGATGTTTGCTGTGATGCCTGTGCCGATGTAGTTTGTACATAACACGCGCATCGCTTTGGCCGCATAGGGATTGTTTCTCACTAACTCCCGCGAACGATTACGTAACAAGCTGAGCGCAGGTGCTATCTCAGCATTTGCAGAATTACCAGCGCTCACCCAGTTACCAGTTCTCCTGCCAGTCTTTGCACCATCGTAAGATCTCTTATTTATCTTGTCGACTAGCTGCAATGTTCTCTTTTCTAGTTTTGCGTTGCGAGATATTTTCTTGGCCATTACCTGCCACCCCGGCTTATAAAAGAGTATCTTTTCTTTTTGGCAAGCGTCCCGGCATTTTGCAATTCTCGGCGTATCGTGTCTCTCGCTCTCATCAGATCAAGCATAGATCTATA